CGATTTGGTAACTTGTACCAGCAATCAGGTCGGTGCCGCCTTTGATGGCGTAGGACGTGCCGTCTTTCAAAATGTGGTGTGTGCCCATGTGGGTCCTCCTTTATGCTGCTAGAGTGTAGGTTCCGTCGGCGTTCTGCGCGAGTCCGAGATTTCCGGGGAGCGTGAATGCAGGACGGGAACCTGCTTCGAATTTCATAGTGTAGCTAACAACATTTAGTATGCTGCTTGCTGTAATTAGGTACACACGATATATATCTGGCTTGTATGGGGTTCGTGTCCATTGGGCAACGGCAGAACCATTGCGGTATGCAATTTGAAGCATGCTTGCAATCGGTAACACATTCCCCTCTATGTTTGCGTTGTTCCCCGTTTTCCCGAGTTCAGTAACTGATAGTTGGAACACTGCTCGCTGTAGCGTGACCATGGTGGTGTTTCCGTTTCCGGGGGTGTAGTAGAATTTTGTTTTTCCAATCGCGGTCTGAACACCGGCATCCAGCAACTTGAGGTAGGTGTTGCAGAGCCAAGAATCCAAGGCGCTGCCTGCATAGGCGTTGTTGCTGTTACTGAAAATGCGCATATCATAGCAGTCCTTGCGCACCAGCAGCGTCCGCCCGGCCCCGTTGAGGCCACTCTCGTAGTCGTGCTTGGCGATATAAAACGGCACGGGGCTGCCGGATTCGTTCAGGTACAGGATCGCGCCGGGGGTGATGGTGTTCAGGGGAATGCCCTTCGAAAACGGTACGGTGAACGCCGTTCCGCCGATGAGGGTCTTCCCGGCTTTGCAGCCGTAGCCTGTGCCGCCGATCAGCTCCCGGCCGCCGGTCACGGAATAGGCCGTGCCGGAGATCAATGTCTTGTGCGCCATGGGGCCTCCTCACTCATACTGCCAGTTGATGGCCATGTTCTCGGTCGGCGTGGTCTCGGCGGAGACCAGGGTCTGCTTGGTGATGTTGCCGGTCTTCATATAGTCCGTGCCCGCCACGGCCACCGCCCACGCCGTCGGCTTCCCGCTGGCGTCCACCGCCTTGACCTTGATCAGGTCCCCGACGGAAGCGCCGGAGGCAAGGATCACATCTTGCTTGCCAGACAGGTCGACCAGGCCCGCAGCCTGTGAAGCAATCTCCTGCTTATCGGCGTCGGTAAAATAATCTGTTCCCTTTACCGGCGTCGCGCCCGTGGGCCCTTGCGGCCCGGTTGGGCCTTGTGGCCCAGTCTCGCCTTGCGGCCCGGTCGGGCCCTGTGGGCCCGTCTCGCCCTGCGGACCCGCTGGCCCTTGCGGGCCAGTCTTGCCCGGCTCTCCCTTCTCGCCGGGGTCGCCTTTGTCGCCCTGCTCCCCCTTCTCACCGCGCGATGGCTTCCCGGTGTCGGTCTCCCCCAAATACCAGTTTCCATTCGTGCCGATCGTCGGCGTCACGCCATTTGCGCCTGGCGCACCGTTGTCTCCGGCCGGACCCGTTGGCCCCTGAGGCCCCGTCTCACCCTGCGGACCCGTAGGTCCTTGCGGTCCAGTCTCGCCCGTCTCGCCCTTTGCGCCGGGATTGCCTTTGTCTCCCTTATCGCCCTTCTCGCCGCGCGAAGGCTTTCCCGTGTCAGTCGTCCCGAGATACCAGTTTCCATTCGTGCCGATCGTCGGCGTCACGCCGTCGGCGCCCGCCTGGCCGGTGTCGCCCGGTTCGCCCTTCGGCCCCTGTTCGCCCGGATCTCCCTTGTCGCCCTTTGCGCCCTGTAGCGGTCCGTTGTTGACCCACGCCTTCGTCACGCCGTCGTAGATGTAAATGTCATACGGTGCAGCCGCGCCCACGCCGTAGGCGTCGCCGACCTCCGGATTCTTGACCGACGCCTGCAGCGCGGAGACCGAGCCGTAATAGCCCTTGACCGTAAAGCCCGTTCCCGTATCGCCCTTCGGGCCGGTCGGGCCTGCCGGGCCCTGTGGGCCGGTCTTCCCCTGCGGGCCGGTTTCTCCCTGCGGGCCAGTCGCGCCAGTGTCGCCCTTGTCGCCTTTCTCTCCCTTTTCGCCGGGCTCTCCCTTCGGGCCAGTGTCGCCGGTCGCGCCCTTCGGGCCTTCCGCGCCGGTCGCGCCGGTGTCTCCCTTCGGCCCCTGCTCGCCCTGCGGGCCTGTCTCGCCCTTTGGCCCCTGCGAGCCGGTTTCTCCCTTCGGGCCCTGCGCGCCGGTGTCACCCTTCGCGCCCGTGTCGCCCTTCTCGCCCTTGACGGTCTCGACGTCAAAATCAAATGTCTTCCCGTCCGAAAGCGCGATCGTGTACGTTGCCGTCGTCCCGCTCTGCGATTTCTTCGTGATCGACGTGATGCTCGCGCCCGCCTCGCCGGTCTCGCCCTGTGCGCCGGCAGGTCCGGTCTGCCCCTGCGGCCCCGCCGGTCCCGTCTCGCCCTTCGGCCCCTGCGGGCCCATGACCGAGCCGAGGTCTATCACGCTGCCGTCCGTCAGCGTGAAAATCAGCTTCCCCGCGTCCGTAACCTCCACGGCCTTTACCCCGCGGGAGATCAGCCCGCCGATCGTCACCGTGATCTGATTCGGAATTTCTACCCTCATACCTGCTCCTTACTCCACAAATGCCCGGTTCCCGCTCGCCAGCGTCGTCTTGTCGCCGTGCGTGTACCGGATATCGTAGGTGTACTTTCCCTTCGTGAATTTTGCCGTGACCGTCGCGTCGAAGTTCAGCGTGACCTGGTCATTCTCCACCTTCGCAAAGCTGAACGTGTGGACGGTCTGCCGCGTATCGTCCAGAAACACGACCGCCATGCTGTCCGTCTTCCCAATCGTGACGGCCTCGCCGTCCTGGTCCTTCAGGTCGAACCGCAGCACGATCGAGAACGTGTCCCCTTCGTACCACCGCAGCACTCCTTTGTCGATCCTCGGGCTCGGATAAGCCCCCGGAATTGGCGTCGCCATGCCGCATCCCTCCTTTTCATCCAGTGTAGCAGACCCCCGCGCCGGATTCACCCCACGCGCACCTTTCCCCTTGCCATTCCCGCCCGCCGGTGCTATACTGGTTCCATCAAATACAAGGAGGCTTCCCCATGCTCGACGAAAAAGATATTGAGAAAATCCAATCCATGATCGACCAGGCCAAAGACGACATGCTCAAGCAGTCCGCAGCCAACACCCGCGTCATCATCGAGAGTAGCGTCATGAAAAAGCTCGACCTCCTGATCGAGGGCCAGCAGTCGCTTCTCGAAACGCTCGCGCCGAAGAGCCGCGTCGAAGAGCTTGAAGAAGAGGTTTCCTTCCTGAAATCCGTCGTTCACCTGCACAGCCAGCGCCTCGCGGAGCTGGAAAAAGCGCAGTAACCATACCGATACACCGAAGGCCGGGGCATTCGCCCCGGCCTTCTTGCGTTACTTGCTGTCTTTCAGCCACTTGTCAATATCCTTGGACTTATCCGCCCGGTTGAACCCCAGTGCCACATAGGCCGCCAGCAGCTTCTCCTTGAGCTTCTTCCGCTCCTCTGGCGAGGCCGCAATGTACTGCGGCTTGTACGCCTTCGTGATCTCACTGCCGATATCGCCCTTCTCGGCTCCGTGGTCGAAGTATTCCTTTGCCGCTGCTTTCAGATCCCCGCCATCTTCGATGGTTTGCAGGATCTTGCCGTACTTCGTATAGTCCTTCCCGCCGGCCCACTCTTTATAGAGCCAGTACGCCTTGTTCTCGTCCTCGGCGTAGTCGTTCGCAAGGATCTTCTGGATCGCCTTCTCCTGCGTCACGGTCCCGGCGGCGACGGTGTCCTTGAGATCCTGCTTCTGCTTCGCGTCCTGCGCGTCCTGGATCTTCTCGTTCATGTAGTCGATCCGCTCCTGCGTGCTCTTCGGCTCCATCTCCGCCTTCTGCGTATCCCCGGCAAGGACCTGATAATAATACTCTACTTTCGCCTCATCGCTGATGTCATAGGCCTTCAGCAGCATCATCTTGTCATAGCTCTTCTCCAGCTTCCGCGCCGCCTGGATGAACGCATAGGTCTCCCGCTGGTCTTCGCCGCCCTCGGTCATGCCCTGATAGGCGGCAGTCTCCTTCGCGGACAGCGACTTGAACCCGCTCTCCACCCAGCTCTGTGCCTCTTCCGTCGCCGTCTTGCCGAACAGCAGCGCCTGTGCCCAGCTCTTCGCCCGGTCGGCTGCGTTGTCGTTGTACACAGGATACTGCAAAATGTCGCGGCCCTCGTTGTCCACTGTGTAGCTGCCGCCGCGAGCCGCCGCCGTCGCGCCCTGATACGCCTTTCGGATCTGCCCGCCGCCGAACGGCGTCGCCAAATACAGGCCCGGCTTCATAAGCTCGTTTCCGATGGTCTGTGCCTTCTTCGCAGGCGCCATGTCCTCGTTCTTTGCCAGCAGCGCCTTCTCGATGTTTCCGAGGTTCGGGATGGCCGACGCCACGGCGATCCTGCCGCTGTCAATGTCCAGCCCAAGCGCTTCATCCACACCGAGGATCGTCAGCGCCTGCGTGCCCGGGAACTCAGAAATGATGTTCCCCTCAAGGTTCTTGATCGCCTGATACGTGCCCGGCTTCTCCTTCGTGAAGTCCCATTTCCCGGATACCGCCGCCTGCACCGTGTTCGGCAGCTGATACCCCGTGAAATCTCCGACCGTATCATTGATGATATCCAGCGGATCCAGCGCCGCGCGCCTGCCCACAATGCTCTCGTAGAACTCATTGTAGATCCACGCGCCGATGAGGAATTTGAACATGGCCTTGGCCAGTGCCGCCACGCCCTTCTTTCGTTCCTCCTGCGCCATGTCCTTGAAGATCCAGCTGAGCTCATTGTTGACCTCCAGCTGAAATTGCGTGAACAGCTTCACCAGCGGGTTCCGCGCAGAGTACAGCGTCGGCGTCGAGCCTTTGCTGCGGTCTGCCATGACGCCGGATGCAAACTGGTCCGCCTCCTGCATCGCGCTCATCTCGCTCATGCCGCGCCGCAGGTTCTGGTAATACCGTGCCCGCACGACGCTCCCCGTCGTAAACGTGTCGATGGATTCCATCATCCAGCCTGCACCGGCGGAGACTTTATCCATCGTGCTCATGGCCAGCCGCCTGTAACCGCTGCGGTTGTTGATGAACGTCGACGCAGCATCCAACCCGTCAGCGGTCTTGTAGTTTTTCAGCGTATCCCACATGCCGCGCAGCACGTCCGCCGTCGACACCTGGCTCCATGCCTGCGTGATCGGAATGAAGTTTGTGAGCGCCGAACCCACGTTGGCCGCAACCATGTTCGCGCCCACGCGGGATTCAAACTTCTTCATGACGTTGTAGAATCTCCGGCCCATGAGCTTTTCCATGCCCCGGTCGAGCCGCGACTTCTTTCCCGCCAGAAGGTTTGTGTATTCGTCCAGCTCATCCACGAAGTTGGAAAGCCCATACCGTCCTTCCTTCGTCAGGTTCGTCACCTGCTCGTTGGCTTCGTCCGGGTTGAGGAATGGGTTCATCATGATCGCGTCGATCCGCTGTTTCAGTCCCTCATCTGACGCCCGATACCGGATCTGCGTCGCCAGCGCCCGCAGCCGCTGAATGTCCGCCGTGTGGAAGATCACGTCTGTCGCGACCTCGATGTACCGGTCAAAGCCCTGCAGCGCGTCATACGCCGTCGCGTAGCCAAGTCGGTTCTGGATGTTCGCCATGTACCGGATACCTGGTTTGAAGTTTGCCGTGAGGCCGTTAATCGTCGCAGGCAGCGGCGACACATCGCCCTCGATCCCGGCCGCCCTTGCGAACTTCTGCAGAATGCTGCCGCCTTCCTCGTTCTCCTGGAAGTGTGGGAAATATCCCTGCAGATAATTGACCGGCTCATATCCATTCTCAATGCGCACCCGATTCATATCCTGGAACAGCTTGTCGTAGACCTCATGGAAAACCTTCACGGCTGCCCGCACCTTGCCGAGATCCAGATTAGGGTTTTGCTTCTCGAATTCCTGAATCGCCGCGTTCCACTCGTCAAACGTCATCCCCCCGCGCCTTTCGACACGCGGATGCTGCTTGAGATAGTCCCGGTTGAATTCCGCCTCGCCCAGCCACTGCACCGCATAGCTCTCGGATACCAGATTCCCCTTCCGTACCTGCCGGTCGAGTCCCAGCGCCCGGATCCGGTTCTGCTGCTGCACGAGGTAATTCTTTCGTTTGCTCTCGTTCCCATGGACGGGCCAGAAATACTTGTTGATGAATTCGTTTGCCTTCTCGTCAGAGACCTTTCCCTTCCGCGCGATATCCCGGATGTTCCGCTCCATCGTCTCGCGCTGGTACCGGATCCCCATGGTCTTGTCGGCCCACTTGACGGCCTCGGCTTCCGTCAGCGCCTGCTCGGCAAAGTCCCGCAGCCCCTGCTTACGCTGCGCGTTCCATGCCTTGAGCTTCAGCGCCAGCATATCATAATCAGCCTTTGCCTCGTAGACCTTCAGGATCTGCTGCCCGTTTTCCAGCCCTGCCACATAATCCGGGCTTGTCTCCCCGCGCAGCAGCCGGTTCACGATCTTCTGGTCGGCTTCCGTCAGCAGCGTCTTGCTCTGCGCTTTCTCGACCACTCGCCTTGCGTCCTTCAGCTGCGCCCACATCTGCTTCGTTTCTTCCGCTGTCTGCGGAATAGCAAGCTTTTCTTTGGCCTTGTTCTGTGCCTCCAGATACCGCTGCGCCACCCGCAGCCCGCTCGTCAGCCGGTCAATGGATTCCGTGAAATTCGCCTGCTGCCACTTCTTGAAGCTCGCCGCCTGCGGCCCGTAGTATTCGTCCAACGTCTTCTGCACCTTCTGAATGCCACGCGCCACATCGTAGATCTGCATCAGCTGATCACTCGGCGCGGTAATGTCCGCCGGGAACAGCTCCGGCGCCATCTCCTGCAGCTGCTGATACGCCACGTCCACCGGCAATCCGTCCTTGCTGATCGTCAGCGTCCCCATTGCCGCCTTCCGGAATAGATTGTAATCTGCGATATCCTGCCGGTCCGTCTCGGAAATGGAGATCTTCTGATCCCGGATGAACTTCTTGAGGTCACCGTACTGCTCAATGTACTGCTGGTCCTCTTCCACGCCCGCCTGGTAGGCCGTTTCAAAGAGATCATTCAGCTTCGCCCGGTCAAGCTGCCCGTCCGTAAAGAACGTCCGCAGCGCCTCCTCGGCCATCGGCCGCAGAACCTCCCGCTTCGCCTGCCCCGGCACGCTCAGATTTTCCGCCAGCTCGTTCACCAGTCCGGACTCCAGCCGCCGCACATACTGCGCCGCCTTCTCCCCCATCAGATCCCGATACCGCCCGTCCTGCGAAGAATACCGGATATCCGGGTTTGTCTTGTCGAACGTCCCGATGTTATCCGTAGCGGATTTGATCTGTGCGGAATCAAATACAACATAGAATTTGTCGTAAGCCAGATCTTCTTTGCTTCCATCATATTCAAAAATTACGCCGTCGTGCCCATGTTCTTTGGCGTAGCGAATAGACGGTGCTTCTGCAATGTTATCCGTAAATTGTTTCGGGGACAGTTTCACCGTGTACGGATTCTTCATCTTGAGATAGGCTTCAATGATACGGTTTCCCCCGCGTTCATCTGCCATGCTCTCTGCATAATCCCTGCTTTCACTGAAGAAGTACGCTCCGTTCTCCTGCTGGAAAGTATTAAATTCCGCATTCGTTCCGTGGTACACCACTTTCGGTGTTCCGTCCTCATTGACAACCTTGCTCGCGTTTTCCGGGTGGTTCTGCCAGTCGCCGAACCAACGCTTGAATTGTTGCGATTCCGTTACATTTTTCACGGACATATTGATTTTTGAGTCTAGCTTGCGTACAATACCATCAGAAGAAGCTGCGGCTTTCAGCCGTTCGGGGAATTGGACCCCGGCGCCTAGAAGGTTCACGGCTTCTTTTTTTACATAAAATACGCTGTTTTCTCCTACGTTGAACTGGGCGATCGCTTCATTTACAAGCGCTGTCGTGTTTTTTTCATAGGCGCTCGAAATTGCATTCACGTCCATGCGGACGCCGTTTACCGTCCGCTCCGCCGTTATCGCGATCGGAACCACCATGGAATTTTTCTCTGTTCCCACATCTACCAGTGCAACAATGCTGTGCGTACTCCGAAGCCGTGTGGTCTTCGTGTCCACATCCTTTGCCGCGATTACCATGACCGGGTCGTTCACAAAGTCCATGATGTCAGCCACGACAGATTCGCCAAGGCCATGATAATTTGTTCCTCTGCGCCGTTTCCCGTCTGCAGCCGCCTCACTTGCCGTCTTGGCCATAGAGTACACATGGCCGCCTCCGATCACAAACGGAAGATCCGGCATTCCGAGTTTTTTATACACCTCCGGCGTATATCCAACCAGTAGGGCATCATTTATTTCTTTTTCTCCGTTTAGAATTTCATGTACGTTTTTCTTGTATTGATCTGCAATTTCCTCTTGCGTTCTCGCATGTGCGCTTTCTTTGTTTTCCGCTTTCCCTACGCTGTACTTCGCCGGCGGCGCTCTCGCGCTGCCGGATTTTTTCTGCCACTGGCCGACCTCCATCTTCACGTCCGCGCGCAGCTGGTTCGTGCCGTAGTCCGTGCGGTTCATGCCGGCGTAGGTATCCGCGATGATCTCCTCGACGTAGGCGTCCGTGTCGTCGCCGTAGATCCCGGCGTATGCGTCCACATAGCTCTCGATCATTGCCTTTGTGATCTTGCCCTCGCCCAGCAGCCGCTTCTGGATCTTCGCCGCCATCTCCGGCCAGCGCTTAACAAGCAGGTGATATCCCTCGTGCTTCGCCAGCTCGAACGCAGAATACTCCTCGCTGTCCGCCCGGATGAGCACGGAGCCGTCCTCCGTCACGGCAGCGTCCGCATAAAACGTCTGCCCATCGATCTCCTGCGTCAGCTGCCCGGTGAAGAACCGCGCGTTCTGCACGCCCATCGACCGGAAGAATTTTGCCGCCGCCTGGATATCCCCGCTTCTGGCCTCTTGTCCCTTCGGCATGACGCGCACTTTTTGCGTGTTGTCCTTTCCAAAGCCGAGCGTCGAAAGTTCTACTTCATCCCAAGCTTTTGCGAGATCTCTTGCACCCTGCGCTCTCTTTCTTCCGGCGTCAGCTCTTTGCTGCTGCGCTGTGCTTTGGCGAACGCCTCCAGCCTGTCCTTCGGCACGCTGACCAGCCTGCCCGACTTGTCCTTCATCAGTAACCTCGATACTGCCATTGTTTACCCCTTTCTGCCCTGTGGCAAGGCCCGCTCGATAGGCGGCTGCCGCCACCTCCTGATTCATTCCTTCGGCGTAGCGCATCGCCCGCTGCTCACTCGCGCCGAGTCTGCCCTGCTCATAGACCTGTCCGAAGCTCTGCGCATACTGCTCCGCCGGCATGCCCGTCGTGTTCCCGTTCAGGAAATACGCCGCCGTCTGCTCGTCGTAGCCCGCTCTCTGGGCCTGCGTCTGCAGATACTGTTCCTCCTGCTGCAGTGCGGCTTCATCGAGCGCCTGCTCCGCGCCCGCCGTCTGCTGCCGGGCGTACTGCACCGGATCCAGCTCACCCATACTCTCCGTTCCTGGGATGGGTGCAAATAAGCTGTCCTGGTTATACTGCTGCTGCGCCGCCTGCTGGGCCTGCTGAACGGCCTGTACAGACTGTTGTGCGCGGCTCTGTTCCTGCTCCTGCTGATATTGCTGTGCAAGCCTCTGGTTCTCCTGCGCCGTCTCCGCCGCGCTCTTGTAGATCTGGAATGTCTTCTCGTCCGCCTCTGCCTGCGCCTGCTCCTGCCGGGCCTGTTCCTGCAGCTGCTCGAGCCTGGTCAGCGTCTCCGGCACGCGCGGCTCCTGCCCTTCGTCCACTGCCGCCTGCTGCTCCTTCGCCACCTCACGCAGCGTGTTCTCCACGGCCTTCTGCGTCACCTCGCCGCCATCGTCCACGGTCTGCTGCAGTTCCTCGGCCAGCTGGTGCGCCTTCGTGCCCTCTTCCTGCGCCATGCCATAGTCGATGACGTCCTGCACTTCGCCCGCCTCGATGACCGCTCTGGCCGTCTGCGTGACGTTTGCCTCCAAAATCACGCGGTTCACGCCCGCATACGTCCCGGACATGGCAAGGCCGGACAAACCGCCCGCGAGGAACGAAAGGCTGTCTTCTTTTGCGAAGTCTCCGACCATCGCCGCCAGCGCCTGTGCCGGCGTCCTGCCCTCTGCGATATAATTTGCGTAGGCCGTCATGACCTCACCCCGGTCATGCTTCGCTACCACATCATACGCACGGTTGAGCCAGTTGGACGCGATCTCTTCCGCGCCTTCCGACGCAAACGACCGCAGTGCCTTCCTCCACACGGCCTTCCCGCTCAACATGTTCTCGATGATATCACCCACGGAGTATTTTTCCGTGAAGCCCTCGATCGCGCCCTCGACAATACCGTCGACCAGCGCGTCCGCGTTGGACTTGCCGTTCTGAATCCCCTCATACACGGAATCCGCCGCGACCTGCGAGCCCATGACCCAGTTCATCGTCTCCGCGACCGCGTCCTTCGCCCCCGCACCGGCCACGCCGCCGAAGGTTCCCACGAGCCCCGTCGAGACCGCCATGTTGACCGCGCTGTCCAGCGCCGACGTGCCCGCCTGATAGAGGAACTGCCCCGTCGGGTTCATATTCTGCATCACGCTCTGCCGAATGCCGGAGGACAGGCGCGACGCGTTGTACGCCGGGCTGTAGATGTTCGTCGGCATATCCTCGTTCTGATAGCCGCCCGCCCAGCTTGGAAGCACGCCGCGCAGCGATTCCAGATTGCCCAGTGCCTTCCCCGGCGCCAGCGCCGCAGAGAACAGCGTTGCCGCAGCTTTCCCCGCGAAGGATCCGCTTCCCATCTCCTGCGCCGCCTGGTCGAGCTTCTGCGCGTTGTCGTAGTCGTCCAGCACCTTCTGCCATTCCGCCAGCCGCTTGAGCGTGTCGTCGCTGTAGCCTTTTTCGTTGAGCGCCGTCTTCGCGTCGTACTTCGCATACGCCCGCACCTGATATCCGTTCAGTTCCTGCCCGCGGTACTGCCGGAGCAGATTCTGGTCTTCCTTACTCAGGTTCCCGATCGCCTCCTGTGCCCGGGCCAGCACGCTCTGGCTGTCGACCTGCGCCTTGCGCTCCTTCAGCGCGTCGATCTCGTTCTGCAGCTGCGTCACGCTCTTCCCATTTTCCGAAAGCCCGGTCCCGGAGAAATGCGTGTCCGCCTGTTCGATCTCCAGCGCCTCGATCTGCTTGTCCAGCTCCTGCGACGTCCGCCGCATCCCGCGCACCTGATCCCGCTGCGCGGTCTGCGCCGCTTTTGCACGCCGGTTCTGCGCATCCACGTCTCCCCGCACCTGCTGCGTGGCCGGCGCAAACCGGCCGGCCAGCAGTGCACTCTGTCCCTGCAGCGCCAGCGTCCCAAGCTTCAGCCCCTGCGCCGCCTCCACGCCGCGCAGATAATTCTGGTACGTCCCGTACTGCGTCTGCATCGCGGAAGACCGTCCGTATTCCTGCTCTGATACCTTCCCGTCGGTCTCCGCCCCCGCATTCTCCGTCTTCTTCTGTCCGCTCGCCCGGCCCTTCAGCGCGGCCCCCGGCTCGATCTGCGCGAGCTCCGCTTCGCGCACGGCATTCTGATATGCCATAAACGCCGCATACTGCTTATGCAGCGGGTCGTCCACGGTTGTCTGCCCGCTCTGCGCGTTCTTCCCGTAGTCCGGGTTCGGCAGGCCGTACTTGCTCGCGATCTGGATCTGCTTCTGGTTCAGCGTGATTCTTCCGCCGCGATAGGCGGAGGGAGCCTGCTGCGTGCTGGCTCCCTGTCCGCTGCGGATGCTCTCTGCAATCCGCTTTTGTTCCTCTGTCAGTGTGATTCGTCCCATGCTTCCCTCCGTTACCGCTGCCGCAGATACGTCGCGCCGTAGTATTCCAGATACGCCTTGAACGTATTGGACTCCAGCGCATTGTAGCCCTTGCTGTTGAGGTAGTTATCCAGCGTCCGGCTGTCCAGATATACATTCGGGTTCTTTGCCCGGTACGCCTGCGCCGCTTTTGCAAGCGTGTTGTTCTTCTTGTCGCTCAGCTTGGAAGATGAACTGCTTCCGCCGCCTCCGCCGCCGGATTTCTTCGCCGCAGCCTGCTCCGCCGCCAGCGCCTGCAGGTATGCTGCGTTCTCGTTGTTTGCCTTCTGCGCCCAGTAGTCGAGCATCGTCGCCCACTGGCTCTGGTCCAGCGACCGTTCCGAGTTGTACGCGCTCCGCGCATCCGAAAGATCCGAATAATAATCGCTGACCGTATCCCGGTACCGGCCGTAGTCCGTATCTTCCCGGCCCTTCACGAGACTGTACTGGTTATAAAGGTCCGTCCCCTCATCCTGATACCGCTGATATGCCTGCTGCTGCAGCTGCGGCACGATGTCGTTGAGGTTCTGCAGATACGCATTGTACGCCTGCTGGCCCACCTGCTCACCGTAGGTCGATCCGTAGCCTCCCGTGAGTGCCGCCGCCTGCCCCATCGTGTCCTGCATGGCAAGCCGCCCGAGACGCTGATACTGCTCACGGTACTGCTGGTACAGAGGGTCCGTCCCCATGTCATAGCTGAATTTCTTCCGGTTCCGGATCTGGTCATACAGGCTCGTCAGCTCATCGTCCCATCGCGACTGATACGCGCCCGGCTTGCTGGCCTTGACCTGCTCCAGATACGCCTGCGCCGCCTGCACGCTGCCCGACGGCGTGTACCCGCTCTCCAGCCCGTTCAGCTTGCTTCTCGTGTAGTCCGACACGCCGGACATGGTGTAAGGGCTGTTCCTGGTCTGATAGCTGCCGCCGTAGTTCCTCGTCGTCTGGTTCTTGTTCACCAGCTGCGACTGGTAGCTGCCGTCCGCGTTCACGCCCGTGATGCGGTACGTGCCGCCGCCGGTCACGACCTCGTCGCCGGTCGAAAGCCCCGCCGGGGCCCTGCCGCCCGACTCTACTCGATATACGCTCATAGTCTCACCGCCTTAAAGCTTGAAATGTGTCGCGTACTGCTTCGGCATGTACGCCTGGTTGTAGGCGTTGAAATACCCCTGATAGTAGCTGTTGTACTTCGCCGCCTCGTTCGCATACTTCGTCGTCTCTCCGTTGGCGTCGCAGATCTTCATCCCCAGATACCAGCGGTAGATCTCATCATACGGCCACGGGATCAGAAGCTGTGTCTCTAAGTCCACGTCCTCCCCGTAGCCCGTGAACGGCTCCGGTTCCTTCTCGTGCTCGTGCGTACAGATGATATCCCGATACACGATCCCGTCCAGCTCCGACAGCCACCGGACCTTATCCGGCGTCTCGTACTGGTTCGACAGTAACCGGTCGACCGTCTCGATCGCTTCCCGAATTTTCATTTTTCCTCCTTACCAAAAGAAGGGGCATTTCTGCCCCTTCCTCTGCTTCATGCCGTCATGGGCATTCACTTGTCAGTTGTCCGCCTGCGCGCGGCGGAAGGCTACCTCCTCCGCCATCCGCGCGTTCATCAGGACTTCATACACCGGCAGCGGGACCTGCACGTCCTTGCCCTTCGGCACCTGAAACGTCCGTCCGTTTACCGCCACGAAGCGGCTCTGCTCCTCATTTCCCTGCCCGCGGGGCAGGTAGATCGTCTTCATGACGTTCCACACGTCTTCCGGGTTTGCCTGTACAGCCGCCGTGGCGGTCTCTTTCGTTGTCATGTTATGTGCTCCTTTCTCAGTTTGCCTCGTCCGTGCCGGAGTATGCGCTGCAGCTCTCCACGCGGACCATGCGGTCCTCATACAGCAGCTTTGCCGCCATCTCGGCCTTGTAGCCGACGGTAGAGAACTGATCCAGCGGGCCGCCGATCTGTCCCTTGTTCTTAATGATCATCTCAAGATTGCCGCCCTCCGGGTCGATCATCTTGTATGCGTCCTTGCCGAGGAACAGCGTCGCGTACACGCTGTAGTAGACCGCCGGGTTTCCGTCAGCCGCTGCAGTCTTGACCGGGCAGGTCGAGTTGTTGAAGATCTTCGCTTCCGTCGTCTCGACGAAGCGCACGCCGTGCAACTCGCCGATCTCACCCGAGAACAGCGGCGTGACGTCTGCATACTTGTGCGCCTCGACCCATGCGTTCGAGGACCGCAGGTCGTATGCGACCGACGGATGGATGATCGCGACATACTTGCCGTCGATCTTCGGAGCCTTCATTTTCTTCAGCGTCGTCACGGCCTTGTTGACCTCGTCCGGCGTCAGCTTGGCCGTCAGGTCGAGGCCCGCACGGCTAGTGACTTCCGTATGCGCGCCGCCCGTTGCAACCTTGTCGCAGTACTGCACATTCGAGCCTGCCGCGGCCGCGTCGCGCACGCGCTTATCGATGGACGTGCCGGCGGAAGCGCCGAGCTCTTCGGTCGCGCCGAGGATGACGTTGTCCAGCGCATGCAGCTCGAGCTGATCGGAAACCGTTACATACAGGCCAATCTGCTTGAGTGCGCCGGTCATGCTGGTCTGTCCCATCTTCTGGCCGGTCGGGATGACGCCTTCGGTCAGCTCCTCCGCATCCGGCAGCGTGTTCCACTTGCGCCACTCCACGGTCTTGCCATGGTTGCGCGGCAGCGCCTGACGGCCTGCCAGCTGCGCATGCACGAGGTTCGGCCGTGCGTTCTCGAGCAGCTGCGTGTCGTAGAACGTCTTCATGGTCAGCGCGAGCGTGTCGTTGCCGCTGAATGCGGTCGTCTGACCGGTGCCTGCGTTTACGTAGTTGCCGGTCGCGTTGACGAGCGTACCGGCGTCAGCAAAAAACTGAAATCCGACTTTGGATTTAAACATGATTTCCTATCTCCTTTCTCAGGGGATCACTCGTTCCCCTCTTGCCGCGCGGCGGCGCATGTCCTCCACCTCCGCGCGTGACCAGTGTGTTTTCATCGGGACGTTCTCTCCGCCCGCAGCGCCGGATCCGATCTCCTGCGGCCGCGCGCCCTGCGCCTGGATGGTCCGCATGACGTTCTCCCGCGCCTGGTTCGCCACCAGCTGCGCCTGTGCCTGTGCGATCTCCTGCTGATGGATGACCTCATAGGCCGTCTTCGGCGGCACGCCCGCGCCCATGAGCCGCGCAAAATCCGGGTTCTGCATCTCGGTCTCAAAGTCCGCGCCGTACCGCGCCGTCACATCCCGGGCAAAGTCTGCCTGGATCCCGGCAAAGGCTTCTCGCATCTGGTACTCCTGCAGCTGCCGCCGCATGGCCGTATTCTCGGCCCTGCCGGCGTACTCCTTCTTGAGGGCGTCCGCCGACATGCCCTTTTCCATGGCCTCCGCGCTATAAAGCCGCTCGTCAGCGGAAAAGCGCTGTGCCAGTGCCGCGAAGTCCGTCTTCCGCGGGTCCGACGTGTCGATCCCGTAGAGCGCGCCCAGCTGGTCGATGATCGGCGCCATCGCCTCGGCCTGCCCCTTGTACTGGTTCAGCCCGCGCACGCGCTGCTTTACGACCTTCTGCACCGCAGAATCAAAGTCCTGCTTGTAGCGGCCCCGGATCAGACTGTCAAACGTTTCTTCCTGTGTACCCTGTCCCTGAGCGTCGGGGACGTTGGCCGGCTGCTGCTGCACCTGCGCCTGTGCGGCTGCCTCCTGCCCGCTCTGCTGACCGGCGACGTCAGCTGCGCCCGTGGTCTGAGCGCCTGCGCCCGTGAATTCGCCTTCCATGCTATAAATTCCTTTCTGGCGTTTATTCTAAAATCATCGTAGCACAAACTTTTCCCAACTTCACCCCACGCCAGCCAGAAATAATCTCGCCGGAATGGGCCGCCGCAAGCGGCGGCTCTTATCCTCTGAGATCATTTCTTCCTTTCCGACGCGCAAGCCGAGCTTGTGCGTCGGTTCTTATCCCGGCTGCGTGCTTTCTTCCGACTTTTTGCGCGCATTCTCCACGATCTTCGGCTCCTGCGTCTCGCCGGTGTTGATCTCCGGCTTTTTTGCTGCCGCGGCGCTCGCCTGCGGGACTGCCTGTCCGCCCTCCTGCAGGATCTGCTGCGCCAGCCCCTCACCCATGACCGGATCGTACCGGTCTGCCAACGCCAGCGCCAACTGCTGCCACTCGACCAGCCGCTGCTGCAAGTCCGCGTTCTCCTGGACCTTCTGGATGATTGAGTCCTTCCCGTCAAAGTCCATCATGTCGAGCGTTGCAAGCGTCTGGTCGACCATCTGCGGGTTGAAGAACCCCAGCTGGAAGAACTGCAGCGCCAGCTCATTCTGCGCCATGGACGCGTACTCGCTTGCCTTCTGCGCCGATACCTCAATGTCGAAGACCGGTTTCCGCAGCCCGTCCGGCTGTCCGTTCGCGCCGTAGAGCGTCTGTGGCTGCAGCCCCTGATTGCTGTACTGTACGAACTGCTCTGCCCCGCGCTGCCCGATGATCCGGAACTGCCGCGGCAGATCATAGAACTGCCGGATGCGCTCAATGACCATCCGGATCATCCGCGCGTAGGCCCGGTAAGCCGACTTTGTGGAGTCCTTGCTACTCCGGCCGGACGCCTCCTGCAGCGCTGCAATGGCCGAGGCCGCCGTTACGCCGGAGCTCGCCGCGCCGTTGTTGACGTCCGTGTTTCCCGTTGTCCACTTGAGCTCCTCGATCTTGTTCTGCAGAATGGCGATATAATTGCTGTTGAGCATGTTGACCTGGATCGGCTGTAGACTGTCCTGCCCCAGATTCCCATCCACATGAACGAACGGCTTCGTCCAGTCCGCAAACTCCTGCTCATTGACCGACCCGTCCGACCGCTTGAACCACCGGGGCGTCGTCGTCATGATCGCGTTCTTCACGATCGCCTGGTTCATCCGGTCGATCTGCTCCTGCGTCGACTTGCCGATGTCGATATACCCATACCCGGCAATGCTGCCCTCCACCGGGAACAGCGCGTCGACCACGAACGGGTATTCCCCGTCGTCATACAGGCCCGTCTCCGCCATTGGCTTTCCGACCGGCTGCTGCACGATGCTGCCGTCCGGCATGGTCATCGTGTCATACCGCTGCTCTGTGTCGTTTTCCGTCGCCTGCAGGATGGTGTCGCCCACCAGCTTCGCAAAGTGCAGCACCTGCCGTCCGTTCTGATATTTCTTGTAATACCAGTCCACCACCATCGACTTGTTGTCAAAATTGATGACGTCGTCCGTGTTGTACTTCTGCTGGATTTGCGGATTGGAGTTAAGCTTTCCCCGCAGCTCCGGGTACTTCTCGACCAGCAGATCGTTGTCCACCATCTCCGTCAGGAAGATGTTCTTCGACTTCTGCAGATCCCGCACGCCCGGCTCCCAAAAGAAAGACAGAATATCCACCGGCTGCACCGAGATATCCCCGAGGCCGTTCAGCTTCGAAGAATCCCACTTCACGTGCCAGATGAGCGTGCCCTGCTTGAGTTTCGTCCACTGGCTGTCTGAATAGACCTCTTCGAAGTCGTTCTGTTCCAGAATGACCGGCAGCACCGAGGAAAGCTTCGCTGCCTCCTCCCGGTCGTCCGGTTCCCGCGGGCGGATGGCCGGGGCCGGATAGGCCGCGATCGCGTCTGCGTGCTTGCCCATGATGACGTTGAAGAGCCACGCCGACGTCCACTTGTCATCCTCCGGGTTTCCCTTCTGGATCCGCTGCCAGCTGCGCATGCGCCACCAGTCCTCCGAAGCAATGACCCGCGCCTCCAGCGCGCTCTTGCCCTGCCGGTATTTCTGCAGCGTGTCCATGGCCTTTCTGGCCTGCTCTTCGCCGATGGCCTTTCGCGCCGTCAGCCCGCTCGCCGTGTCATTCTGCATGGTCGTCTGCATCTGCTCTGTCTGCATTGTCCGCTTCCTCCTTCCGCAGGTCTTCCGCCGTGAGTCTCGCCACCTCGTTCTGGATCCCGTCCAGCACAAATCCCACGATGACCGGCGGCAGCCCCGCCTCGTTGATGGCCTCGATCAGCCGCCCCCGCAGCTGCACCACTGCTTTTGTGATATTCATAGCTCCTCCTATCCGTTATAACTGCTGATTGCCCGGTTGAGCGCTTCCTTGAGCGCAGAATAGCTGTTTGCAAAGTACGTCGCTTCCAACTTCGTCCCTGCCGATACCGTGCTGACGCTTCCCGCGCCTGCCAGATTCCCGATGGCGTTTGCCGCCTCGTTGTAGATGGCCGCCGTGATCGTCTGCCCGGCGTAGGCCGTCGTGAAGGAAATGCTCCCGTAGCCTCTGGCGGCCCGGACCTCGTTGATCTTCGCCGTCAGCCGGTTCCAGCTCGCCGCCGTCAGGTATGTCACGGCCTTCCCCGCCGCGATATACGCCGCATCGTCGCTCGTCCACGCGAAGGCCGCGATCTGTGCCTTCGTCTCGCCGGATACGGTGTTGGACGTCTTCGAGTCCGTCCCGGCCTTGTTGACGATCCAGAAATAATACGTCGTGCCCGGTTCCAGCCCCGAGACCGTCACCGGTGAGCTTCCGATCGACTGCGATCCGATCGCCGTATAGCTCGTCTTTCCCCAGTAGAGCGTCCAGCTTCCGTACCCGCCGCCGTTTTTGTCCCACGTGATCGTCGCCGTGTTCTTCGTCAGCGTGACCCCGCTGATAACCGGCGCGACTGCCGTGATCTTCGTCTTGTAGTACACGCGCACGGCCTGCCCGCTCGTAATGGGGATCGTCTCCGTCGCCGCGTGATTTGTCGCATACCCTTCCGACGCGAGCCTGAAATACTGGAATTCATACTCCTGCGAATACGTCTGGTACTGCGTGCCGGACATGGACAGGAAGAACGAATTGCCGATCGTGCCGGAGACGGACCCGTCTGACAGCGTGTGCTGCCCGTCCAGGTAGTTGTAGATTGGAATCGTCGTGGTCTTGCTCTGGTAGTAGACCTTGACGGTCTGCCCCTCCTGGATGGGGATTGGATAGCTCGCGTCGTGCTCCGTGCTGTAATTCTGCGACGAGAGCCGGAAGTACAGGAAATGATACTGCTGCGAGTACGTCTGATACTGTGTGCCCGCGGCCGAAATGTAAAACGTATCTCCGATATCGCCTTTGAAGGACCCGCTCGCCAGCTGCGTCAGGTTATCCAGGAAGTTTAGAATGCTGACCGTCGCCTGAGAGGTCGACTGTGCCAGCGTCCGCACGCTGATGGAGTTTGTCTCGGCGACAAGCGCCCCCGTGCTGCTGTTGTAGATCCGCACGCGGCAGATATACAGCGTGTCCGGTGTCAGACCAGTAATGACCCGGTGGGTCGTCGTCGTGCCCGCAGTCGAGTCCGTCACGGTCGCCATGACCTGTCCGGCCAGGATATATTCATATTTTCGCTTGTATGTCGTCGTGGACGACATGCCGGATACCGTCAGCGTGATACTTGTCGGCGTACCCGACGCGCCAGATAGCGTTGCCACTCAGACCACCTGCCTATCCGAACACCGGCGTAATGCCGCTTACGCCGCCGGAGGCGGTAAACCGGATGCTCCCGTCCGATTTTATCTGCATGCTGGCCGTCCCCGCCGCGTTCTGCAGATACACATCACCGCTCGTCGACCGCACGCGCACCGCCGGGCCGGACAGGTCGACCGCATAGGCCGCCGAGCTGGAGGACGTAAACTGCAGACTGCCCTCCGCGCCGCCGATCGTGCCGTTCGAGAAGTTTGTGCCCGCGATCTCAAGACCGTTGTTGATGATGTTGATCTCATCCATGATCTGCTTGAGCTTCGTCTGGATGCTCGTACCGTCGAGCTTCAGATCCGTTGCGTTGATCGTTCCGCCGATCTCCGCCCCCGTGCACGTCAGCTTGCCGTTCGCGTCGACCTTGAATTTGTCCTTGATGGAAAGCCCGCTCGTGCCGAAGTACATGCTCGCGCTGCCCCCAAATTCGTTGGCCGTGCGGTAAATGCTGCTTTCCGAGATCGTCCACGGCCCGAAGGTCGAGTCGGCTGCCGCCGTGATCTTCCCCGACAGCACCGCCCCCGCCGCCTCCAGCGTCCCGGACGGAAAATGCAGCTTCTTGTCGCTTAAATACGCGACCTCCTGCCCGTCCTGCCAGAAGCTCACCCGGTCCGGCGTCACCGTCACCAGCTCGTTCTTCGTCCGGTCAATGACGTTCTCCCCGCCGTCCGTCACGGTCGTTTCAATATTGCCCACGCCCACGCCGTACACCGGCGTCACGTCGTCGTAATACAGCAGCCCCGTCTTGATGTACTGCTGCGAATTGACGGAAAACTGATTGTTGACGCCCGCCGTGTAGTCATACAGCTGTTTGATGCCGACGGAATTGCCCTCGATCGTCAGCTGCGTCTTCTCGAGATACTTGCCGAAGTCCGAGATGGCCACATAGCTGCCGGACAGCTTCGTCGACCACGTCTCCGAGTTCGCCGCGGCGAAGTCCGCCGTCTTGATGATGAGCGCTTTCAGCGCCCCGTAGCCCGACAGCTTGGTTTTCTTCTCCGCCTCTGGCAAACTGTCCGCATCGATGGCCTGCGAGATCTCCGTCAGCGTTGCCTTCGCCGACCAGTCGGCGAGGTTCAACTGCTCCGTCACGCTGCACAGATACCTGCGCATGCTCTCCAGCTGCTCCTGCGTCGTCTTCCCCGCGATGGACGGGTATGCAAGTGTCAGACTACCCATGTTGCACCTCCCGTCTTACGCATCGCTTCCTGCCTCCAGGACTCGCGCCAGACTGAACAGCTTCATCTCGCCCTTTCCCGTCAGCCGGAACTTCAGGTGGTCGCACCGGGCCGGGCGGATCGGCAGCAGGAAGGTTCTGAGGCCTCGCCCCTCGATATGCCCGCAGTGCCGCCAGACGCCGTCGGAATCGTACTGCACCCAGAAGTCGACGCTCGACCCCTTCGGCAGCTGCATCCGCAGATTGATGCGCGAGACGTATTTCTTCCCGACGAGTCCATACGTCATGATCCCCGTCTCCGCCATCCACTGCACACTGTCTTCCAGCGTCCCGACACTCCCGTACACGGTTTTGAGCGTCCCGTCCTCAAGGAAATACAGCTCATCGTCCACCCGGGCAAAAGCTTCCGCGTGCGTCGCGTCCTCCCGGTGCCACAGGCCTTTTCGCGTGTCGTAGACGAACAGCGACCAGTTATGACCTTCATCCTCCATGCTGATGAAGTACTTTCCTCTGGCGCCGCCCGCCACGGCGTTGTAATACAGCTTCGTCCCGAAGCAGCTGCCGATCTCCTGCGGCAGACTCCCGTCGTACACGCAAACGCCCATCCGCGATTTGTAATACAGCCGGTCATCCACCACGACGAGGCTCTTGGCAGACCCATTCTGCACGCCCGCGCACTTCTGCACGACCACCTGATGTGCCCCCGCCGCCGACGGATACACCCGATGGAAGCAGTCTTCCTTGAAGAAAATCGGACTGTCGGCCAGCGTCGCCGCGCCGGTCCACTTCCCGTCCGTGCCGCAGCTCGCGCGCCATGAATCCGTCGACACACCCTGGTAGCACTCCCAGTTCTTAAAATCGCCCAGCTTGCAGCAGTAGATCTCATTGACGGTCTCGCCGTCCGCCACACCGTACTTGCAGCCCCACAGCCGGTTCCCGCTCTCGGTGATGAAGTCCATGCTTGGGACCTTCCGGGCCGTCTTCACGGTCCCGCTCGTCACCTTCGTCGTCTCATCGACGAGGCCGACGATCACGAGGTAGCTCTCTCCCACGTCGTACAGGATCTGGCTGCCGTTGAGCTTCTCGACCTGCTCGTTTCCGCTGAGGCCCGAAAGCTGAATGCCGTCATACTGCTTGAAACCTCGACCGATGCCATTGGCAGAAAGCTTCAGATACACCGTCGGCACGGATACCCACTGGCTCGTTGCCTCCGCCCACTGCTTGAGCGTGTGGAGCTTGCCGGACGTATCCAGCCAGTACTGCCCGTTCGATGGGCTTTCCGGCTGGCTGGCTTGCTTATAGCTCACCGTCAGCGCCGTCCCGTCGACGAGGCAAAGAGAAATTTCCACGTTCGTGCTCGATGCGTCGACCACATTCTCCTGCCCCATGTACCCGTTGTCGGAATACTTCTCGGTGTTGAAGTAGATCCCGTCCGGGAAAATGCACAGATACGCGCCCATGGAAATGAGCTGCTTTTCCCCCGCCGAGATCGACACGGACGGCATATACGCCTCCATCGAAGCGCCGTTGATGTAAAGCGTATTATTCTGCACCCAGCACAGCGCATCCTTCGCCAGGATCCCCTGCACGCCCTCGATCGCCTGCGCCGTCCCTCTCCTTGGCCGCGGCGCGAGCAGCGGATAATCATCCGCCGACAGATTCTCCATGTCGTAAAACTCCCCGTCCGCCAGCTCGAGGTTGTGGTTGTATCCGAGAAAGACCTCCGTCATCATGGTCTGCTTCTCAGTCTCCGTCAGTTGTGGTGCCAGCATGGCCTTACCTCCGTTTCATCATGTCCAGCGGATCAAACAGAACCGGCGGTGCTTCTGCCGGTACCGTCGGCTTGATTGGCCGCGACATGCACATATACCGCCATTCGTCCGCGCAGTGATCCTCCATTTTCGTATCCAGATCCTCCACCTTGTGCTCGTCATACATGAGCATCGGGATCGTCCGGATAAACGCTTTGCACCCTGCAAATACATACATTCTCGGGTATCCATCCGGGTCAAACTGTAGCCGGTAGTGGCACTGCATCCACCCCGCAATGCGCTCGTTGTCTCCCGGTGAAAAATATACACCGTATTTCGCTGCGGTCTGCATGATACTCTCTCCGCGATCCGCCGCCCAGCACGCCGGGTCGGCGACGCCGATGATGTTCTTCCCTTTGAGCCACGCATGCGTCCGCTCGATCCTGCTGATCTCCGCAAACTGCTTGTCCGGGTTCCACTTGACGCCCTCGTTCGGTGTCTTCGTGCATCCGTAAAGCTCCAGAATGCGATAGATCACGCCGTCATAGTCGACCGCCCACCACGCACAGGAAAACGGCTTGCCGTAGCCAAAGTCATAGCTCCTGCAGATCGTCCACCCGTCCGGGATCTCAAACGGCTCAATGACATGCGTCCAGCGCCGGTCCTTGTAATGCTCCGGGTCGTCCCGGAAGTCCTCGAAGAACTGTCCTTCATAGACGTCCCATCTGCCATACAGCCACGCCTCCCGGATCTTCGGCGGCAGCGTCTCGAGCTGGTCGATATACTCCGGTTGGGTCTGCATCAGGATTTTGTTGTCCTGCAAGAGCGCCTGAATGAAATTGTAGTTTTCCGGTTTCTCTTTGCCCTCAAAGCGGCGATCGACAAACAGACGCTTGAAATACGCATGTGCTGGCCCTCCCGGATTCAGCGTGTAATACGTCCGCTTCGGAAATCCGTTCGTTCCTCGCACGCAGGCGTTGATCTTGTCGATCCACTCCTTCTGCAGCAGCCCGGCCTCATCGATAAACAGCACGTCATACTCCGCGCCCTGGTATTGCTGCAGGTCTCCCTCGTTGTCGCAGTAGCCGAATTTGATCGTCGATCCGTTTGGAAATCGGAAGATCTTGTCGGTGGTGTTGTACTTCGCGATCCCCGCCAGCTCTTTTTTCAAGGGCTCGATATGGTTGTTCCTGAGTTCAGGCATCGTGCGTCTTACGATCAGGACCTTGATTCCCATGAAATGCAGGGCCAGCAGCTTCGCCTTCGTCCGTACGGCCCAGCTCTTGCCGCCGCCGCGCGCGCCGCCATAGGCCACATGCCGGTGATGGTCCAGCAGAAACAGCTTTTGCTTTTCGTTCGGTTCTCCGAAGCGGATCGTTTTCATTCCGCGTAGGCCTCCGCTTCTGGCTCCATGGTGATGCGCTGGCTTTCGTCCTGCTTTTCTCCTTCCGCGTCACGTTTGTACCGGAACCCATACTCCAGCGCGAACTGTGCCCCACGCTGAGAATCCCGGTCGAACAGTCTTTCGGCCGTATATTGTTCCACGCGCGTCTGCGCGCGCGAAATCGTGTCCATAAATTCTTTCCTGGCCTTGTAGTTGTACAGGCTCTGCCTGCTGGAAAAGCCCAGCGCCAGCGCAAGCCCCGGGATCGTCGGCGGCTTCCGCCCCACCCAGACCGGAGTCCCATCTTTCTGGTTGAAAACGATGCTCCCGTCCTCATCCCGCAGGATCTCTCCCTTGCAGCTCTCAAAATACGCCTCGATCAGCCCTTCGATCTGCTCCACGGATTCATACTTCGGTTTCCTCGCCATGGCTCACGCCTCCCTTCTGCTTTTCAGCATAGCGTATCCGGAAAATCTTTTCACCCCACGCACGCAGAATGAGCGCATACGGCGTTCCGCATGCGCTTCGGCTCTCATTCTGTTCTTTCGTAGTATCGGAGCTTCGCCGCCGCGATGCTGCACCGCACGTAGTCAAAGCTGGCGCAGTATCGCGTGATGTAGTCTGATGTCTCTCGCCGCTCAGGAAATGCGAGCACGCATTCTCCCTCGCAGCGTATCGTCTTTTTCCCGGCTGCCTGCCAGAATGGGCAGATATACTCCCTGTGCCAGTAGTCGCTCGTCCCTATCACCCTTTCGTCTTAAAACCTTACGCATATACAAGGTTTAATTTAAGCGGCTCCCGTTCCGCTTGCTCTCTGATCTTGGGTCGACTACATACTTATAATATTGATACCCGTACTTTGTCGTCCGGGCCTCTACGAGGATGTAACCTCGCGGGGCGACGGGCGGATGCTTGGGGCTGTACTCGCGCACGGCCTCGGTCGCAGGTTCCGGCTCTGGGCGGATACAATTTCGCGTCGCCTTGTACCGGTGGCCGCCGAATTCTTTTCTCCAGTGCGCATGCAGGTAACTGGCCAGTGCTGTGTAGTCCTGGCCGTGGTCGACCTTGTTTCCCTGCTCGTCTATATAATTATTGTGCTTTCTCAGGTGCCGAACCTCGATCACGCTGCCGAGCCCCCAAAGCCCGCCGATGGCTTCTTCCGGGATCCCCTCTGTTACCAGGTGCAAATGGAAGCGATTGGTTGTTTTTCCTCTTCCGTAGAAAGCAACGATTTTGGCCTCCGGATAGTGATACTGCATGCGGCGCACAAGGTTGTCGCGCACTCTGCGCATTTCCTCTGCGGTATGTACCTCGTTTTCCGTATCCAATGTCAGGGTGGAATACAGGCTTGTGGGCGAGAAATTGGCGTTCATCAGCGCAACGAGCCGATCCAGCGATTGCTTGCTGTTGAATTCATCGCGCTCCGCCTGCGTCTGGAAGCGCGGCTTGCGCGGTTTGCTGGTCTTTTTGTCCGCACCGTCGGACACGGTATACACGATCTGCGTACATACCGCCCCGGCAAACAGGCGGCGCTTGTGTCTCTTTGCCATCATCCACACCTCTTTCTCCCGGGCGGACAGAGCCGTCCGCCCCTACAGGTCTTCTGCCCGCTCAAAGCGTGGCCGGAAATTCCGGCCACATTTTCAACGGTCAGTTCGTGTATCCGCATGCCTTGCATGTGCATACGTCTGTCTCAGCGTCCCATTCGCAATCTGATGCCCCGCATTTCGGGCAGTGCCCCCCCCACGCACCTCGCACTCCTTTGGGGTCTGGCCCCGGCCCATTCAGCTTTGCATGCCATGGATCCCCTTTCGGGCCCAGCTCCTCCCAATGTGCGGTGTGCTCACGATTATCCCCGCGTTCCTCTCTTGCCTTCTCGATCCGCATTTCCATGCGATTCTCCCTTCAAATTGTAAGTACTTCCCGCCTGGACTGGCGGGCAAATTTGCGTTCCGGGCAGAAGCGGCACTCGGTGCAGCTCCAGGCGCCGCGGTAGTTGTTGCGCGTCGGGCAGAGTGGGTTGT